CGCATAATTTTGCGTAGAAAATCACGCACATGTTTCTCGCACGGTCGACGTGTGGGTGGGTGGGGCAGAGGGAGGAGAGAGAGAAAGGGGTGAGGAGAGTGGGGGGCGGGGCGGGGCGGGGCGGGGAAGGAAGGGGAAAGGAAGCGACTCTTACTTATTGTAGTTTACTTTAAAAATTACGGTAGGGTTCCTTATCATTGATTGAAAGCAAAAATAATATCAATGAACAAAACGAGTGGGGGAAGGGGGAGGCAGTGGTGGAAGGGTGAGAGTGATGGACAGGTATCTAGAGGAACGTCCCAAGGATGGCAAAGTCGCTAGCACGTACATAATATCGCATTTTGGCCAAAAAGGGAAGCCTTTCGCTCGTCGCAAAAACGGCCACAAATTTGTCGGCTTGAAGCCACTCCGAATGTACGCGTAAGCAAGAAATGACGTTGTCTTTGGGGCTTTTTTCGGTGGGGAGCACCCAGTTCTCCATCGAATAATGCGCATCATTTTTGGTAAGGAGTAGCGGAAAATTAAGGTTTCGGAGCCGCAAAACATCTGTCAGTGTCAATTCTACGAGTTTGTTGATGCGCAAGAACTCGGCCATACAAAAGGTGGGGATCACGAGATCTTCGTCTGTCTTGTCGACAAAACAGGAAGGAGGTAGCCATACGTTGGTCGGGCGGTGCACAAAACAAACATGGGCGGGATCTTTTGCTCTGCCGTCGAGGACGAAAAACAGGGAGGACGAGGAGTGGAAAAATCCTGGGAAATCGCTGGAGGGATTCGATGACGGGGCGGCGGTCGGCGAAATGAGAGTTCCCATGGCTCGTCCTTCGATGGCCCAGGGACGGGATTCTGTCATAATTTTCTGGTGAGTTGAAGAATAATTATTTATTTTTTAAAAATGTATCTTTTTAGAGCGCGGCATCTCTACAAACGTTGTGTGGGATTTGGTTTTCTTTTGCCTTTTTGTTTTTGAGAATTTTAATATTTTTTTTTTAAAAGTTCTCAAAGTCGTGGGAATTTGTCGCCAGTGGGAAGGTGGGAGAGTGGGAAGGTGGGAGAGTGGGAGAGAGGAGAATGTTCAGAAAGATATTGTTGTATCGTGTCTTTTTTTCGGCTTCTAGGTCGTTATTTGCAAGATCAATAACGGCGAGTGTTCGTTGTTTCTCGGACCCGCCGTCGATACGTTCTGCCACTCCTGCGTCGTCGGCGAAACCCTCCTCTAATATGGGCTGAAACAGGACTTACATATTGATGTTCTTTGTACCCTCGAGTTCGCATCATCCATCGTTTCGCTCGAGATATTGTTTGCTTTGGATGAAACATATTTTTAAGTTTCAACAATTGCTTATCCAACTGACGTTCGCGATCGCATTTATCTAGATTTGTTCGATTTATAATATCTCTAATCTGCTGAAAAAAATCCTCATATATTTCGGGATAAGTCTTGTAAATTTCATGGTTTTCAATAATGTGTTCAAGTAATGGACCGTCAAAAATCGATTTTATGATTTCAATGGGAGCATGACAATCATCATTCTCATTTGATGTTTTTTCTGATGCTTCTTGTGCTTTATTTGCTGCTGCTTCTTGAGCTTTATTTGCTGCTGCTTTTAAAGTTTCCAAAATTGCGTTTTGTTTCATATCATTCTCTTTAAGTTTAGTATCATTTTCATGTAAATACGAAATGTCATCGTCTATAGCTTTAGCTGGAGAAGATCCTAGATGATTCAATATACCGAATCCTTCATGATAAGCTTTTTTCATATTCTCTATTATACCTGATCCTTCACCATAAGCTTCTTTCATATTCTCTATTTGCCTTTGTAATTTATTTCCATAATAACCATGTCTTGCATCTAGACGCTGGAAATGATTATCTCTGAGTTTTGCTGTAAGTTCAAATATGTTACGGAAAAAGTCATCGTATAGTGTAGGGTACTTAGCATATAATCTCACAGTTGAATTATCATCATGAGTTTTCTTATGATGAGTTTTCTTATCGTCATAATTTTGGCTTAAAAAAAGGTCGATTTTACCTCCTTTTTTAAAGAGTTCAAATAATTCTTTCCATGTCGTATTGAAATCTTTATGACTTCTTAATGAGGTAATAATTTGATGAAGCCGAGCCATAATTTTTGATATTTCAATAAATTTCATGAAAACACCACCTACCTTATTTTTTATTTCACGTGGATCTTTTCGATGAGAAACACTCACGTCACTATAGTCGAGATCCCGATAACAGTACTTCGACTCAACAAAATCTTTCATTTGCTCATAAAAACTCCGAAGACGAAATAAATGATATTTTTTGTCAGGATCCCGCAGCTGAAAATTTACAGCGGAGAGAAACCTGAAAAATAAGAGAGGCTCTCTTGAATATAATTCCGAAACAATGTGTCTTTCGATGAAATGTTCAACATTATAGTCAGTGGTAATATAATGTCTATTTTCACCAATTGTCCCAAGCAATCTTATACATTCCTGTGCATGTTCGTCTATTAACGTATTCAGATGATCATCATCTTTTTGCGCGTTTGGACCGTAAAATTCTCTATCATATGGCTCTATAGGGACGGTTTTCGAAAAATAATCAAACATCTCAAATACTTTATTCCATACCTCTGGATTTTCGGAAATCAGATAACGAAAATTTCGAGTTATGACGCGTTTCAGTCGAAACAAAAACCATCGATAATCTCTTTGTTCTTTTTTGAATCTAGCTTTATAAGAATCGAATAATTCTCTAAACGTTCTCAAGCAAAGTTCCAAGTCAATCACAGTTTTCGATGTCTCATGATCTAGGGTTTTGAATTCACCCTCTACTCCTTCTCTCATACTTCTTATAAATGCATCATATATTTTATCTTTGTTATCAAACCGATCAAAAATAAATTTATTCAACACTTTATCTTCTGTTTGATTTATACTATATGTATTTTTCGGATAAAACATTGATTTGATTGTATCGCCGTTATGAAGAAAAAAGACAGGAAAATTAAGTAAAGATCTCTATTCTTATATTTGTTATCAGAAAAAAAATATTATTTGAAAACCGAAAGAGAGATAACTTACCCGTCGGCCTTATGAAACGCAGTGGTCTATTTCCCATTGCTTTAGAGATTTCGGATTTCGATTTCGGAAACTGAAACCAAATTCTGTCATTTTTTTTGCAACAGGATCTATTTTTAATATTGGGGGAGATTTCACAATTTAATTTGTTTTTTGTTTTTTTTCCCAAAACAATAACATGGATGCTACTTTTTCCGTTGCTATCGAACAAGCATGCAAGAACTGCGACAAAACAGGTTTTGATTTACGGTCCTGCAGTCGCTGCAAACGGGTTTGGTATTGCTCCAAAGAGTGCCAGAAAGCCGATTGGAAGAAAGGAAACGGGCTCGGACATCGCTCTGTGTGCACCCCCAGACAGGATACAGATGCGTTCGTTGTCACCGAGCACCTCTTAGAATGCTTGACCAAACTGGGGCTGAGCAATCAAACATTGATCAATTTCGCCATGAAGCCACACAAAGAGAGAGCGAAAATCGTTGCCTTGCACGCTCGGTTGCTGGAGAAAATGAAGACTGCTCTGGAAGAGTCTAACGAAGCGGAAGTCAATCGGATGTTTGACCAGCTGATCGATTCGCTAACATCGTAGAAATTGTATACGTTTTTATATTATTCGGAAGTAGACGATTGCACCTTACCAAGAAAAGAAGGAAAAGGAAATCTTATTGAAGAATCTTCCAGGAAACTTCTCCTTCCTATGTGTTTGTTATTTTTGGATGGTTTCCCACCATTCCATATCATGTTAAAAACCAAAATCACGATAAAAATCAAAACGCGAAGAAACCAAAAAACAAAAAGATGAAAAAAGATTCCCCCTCCCCACAATCACAATTTAAACAAACTCATAAATAGTTGCCACACTTTACAGCACTAGACAGACAAAAAAATGATGAAAACCGCTTCCTCTGCCACCCGCATTCCTGGCGCCGACAAACAATATGTAGAACGCAAAGTTGTCATGAACAAAAAGATCTTGGGGATCGCCGAGACCTACAACATTTTGGCCTCGCTCTCGCCCGCCACCCCCGCCATCGTTCTAGACGACGAGAGTGCGCAGCGCCCAGGCAAGCTCAATTCTTGTTCCCACATGATCGACGACTTTAGGGTCGACCCCAGCCACATTCTCGTTACCAATCCCGCCGCCGAAATCGCCGAGATCGGGCGTCGCCAAGGGGTGCGCGTCGAAGCGACCATGTTGCAACCTTTTCTTGATCGCACGGTGGAAGACGGCGTCAATCTACGCAGTCCTCTGGCCGTCCTGGACTTTTGTCAATCGCTCGACACCGTCCACAGCTCGATCAGCCAGTATCTCGCCAATCACCTCCTGATTGGTCGCCGCAATTTGGTGCTCATCACCTTTTCCAATTCGCGGGCGGGCACAAAGCCCACCATGGAGATTCTCTCCATCTTTCACAAAATGTGCAGTGACTGCATTCCTCCGTGTTTCAAGATGCCCACGGTATTTCAGCAAAGCTTCGACGCCAACGGCAAGATGTTCCAGATCATTTTTATGCTGGAACCCATCGAAACGGTCTCGGAGATTCTCTTCCGCGACTTGCTGGTACATCGAACGGTCTTTGCCCGTCATCCGTTGGCCTTGCAAACTCTTCGCCCCGATATTGCGGAGCGCTTCCAGTGTCGACATTGGATGGAAGGGACCATTGTCAAGGTCCAGGACGGGCAATTGCAAGTGCGGTGGAAACTGGCGGACAGTTCCTCCTATGTGCGGAAATATCCGCTCTTTGGAGAAGCCACGCTCTTTAGTGCGCCTTATGACGGCACCTTTTCGCCGCCCGACTACAGTTCCATGGGAGGAGTCGTCAAGGCGACGGCCTTCTTGACGTCGCTGCGGATCCAAAAAAAGTTTGGCACTACGTGGTATGCGGGGACCGTCAAAGAATGGGGGGTCTTTGAAGGAGAGGATCACTGGAGAATCGAATATGATGACGGTGATTGCGAACACTTGACTTATGACCAGATTCTAGAGGCCGTCGTTCTTGACGGCGACGGAAAGAATAAAAAGAAGGCGGGAGAAGTTCTAGAGAAAGCCGAAGGGCAGGGGGAAGAGATGGTGACGAAAAGACGTCGATCATAGAATACTATTTTATTTATTTATTCATTTATTTGTTATCCATTCATTTGTTATCCAGTAAAAAATAATATACAAAATATACAAAATATACAAAATATACAATTTGTGTTTTTTTTGCTTTCTTTTGGGGGAATGTGTTAACCTATTCTGATTTGAGTGGCCCGCTGGTTGAGGCCATGGTTATTCAACAGGTCGATTAGGGTAGCGGGTTCGTCGATGGCGCTTATTCGTGCTCGGGTGTCGGTGGGATGTTGCGCCACCCAGGTAGAGTTTTCCTCGTCCAGATCAAAAGTAATGATTCGTTCGCCCGCCCGCGAATCCTCCCATCCTTCGGCCAAGGCGGGCTCCCATTTCTGGATGCGGAAATGCTGGCCATCTTTCGAAAAATAGGTGGCCACTTTGATTCGGAAGGATTTCTTTTCGGACATATCGGCCTGGATAGATTCTTGGAAAAAAAAATTTTGATTTCATCTATTTTTAGTTTGGAAGATTTTCAGAAATTGAGAAAAGAAAAAAAAATAAAAAATTTTTTTTTTGAAAAGGTCTTTGTAGAAAATGAAAATGAAAATGAAAAGAAGAATGAAAAAAAATTTTTTTTTTGAAAAGTCTTGGGAATCGGGCATGGATGAATTTTTTCTCCTGAGGTAGAGATTATTTGCTCATTATTTTGTTTTTGTTACGACGCTCAAAAAAAGATTCCTATGCCGACCTCGTCTAAGAGAAGATACAAATTCAACAAGACACGATCTTTGCGACGACTCGCCAAAATCAATCCTAGAGCCGTTGAGACAGGGATGGGATATTGGAAAGATCCGTTGAATAAGCGCGCTCGGTGGCGTCGATGGACTCATAAGGATTCGATCTTTTTTGAATCGTTGTTGAAACATTAGATCCCTCTCCTCTCCTCTCCTCCCCTCTTCTCTCCTCTTTGTGATTCTTAGAAAAATATTCTTCGTAATTTTTATTTCGTTGTTCTTGATTTTTCTATTTTTTGTGATTTTTGTGAGTGAAATGTCAATTGAGAAAATCATTGATACTGTTCTTCAGAAAACCTATCCCATTCGTGGAACCAAATTCGAAAACGTCTGGCAGCTCTCCCATTTTTGGTTCGATAATCTAGCCGATTTTGATTTCTTTTTGCCTTTCCGTGCGAATATTCATGGCGCCATCGAAGCGGGCAAGGGACGTGTGGTGAAACATGTAACCACTCACGATGGCATCACTCGTACTTGGCGACAATATGTGCAATATTTCCATTCGTTTCTCAACATTCAGTACCATTTTCTCATTCGTCCGACTGGATTTTTGAATTATCTGCACACACGACATCCCGTGTCGGAATTGCTCATCGTGTCCGTGACGCTGGACAATGGAAAACCGATGCCTGTGGTGTATGTGAAAGAACGCCCCCACACACCAAGGGTCTTGGCGTCTTCGCCTTCGTCATCGTCGACCCCGATAGATGCAGCGAATCATTTTCGTTTTCGTAGTTTTCTTGTGGACGGCAATCGCGCTGAAATCGCTCGCGAAATCAAGCGTATGATGCATCGACGCGATGATTTTCGCACGATGCACATTCATGTCGAAGGCAACGGCGGAGGCGACAATGTTGGTCCGCATTTGATTGTTCGGTGTCTGGTGGGACCCCGCGAGCGCTGGATGAAACCCATCACCAAACGTTTGGCCAATGGGAAATCCTTCACTTGGGATGGATGGAAGGAAGATGACCCCAACAGTCCCAGCAATTATGACGTGGTCCAGCAGTTGCGACTAGGGCCTATTCCGCAATACAAGACAAAATACCCAGGCAAAATATACGTCCATTTCGACGAGCAAAGTGGGAGTGCCTCGTGGTATCTAATCACGTACATGGTTTACGCGTTTGGTGGCAACGACGTGAAACGATTTGACCGAACCTTTCTTGGGAAAAAGTACAAGTTTGGACGTTTGGAACGACGACCCCAGTCCCAATTGGTTTTGGTCGGACAACGGTCGGGAACAACGTCGGGAGACGGTAACAGCAAACTGGTAAAATCGAAAGGAGGATTATTGGGTGATTTGAAATTTTCTTGCCCAGAAGAACAATTTGTCGATTGTTCTATCCAACCCAACGATTGGAATCGGTTTTGGGAGGGTCAATGACATTTGTTTTTGTCTGGAACCTTTCGATAATCATTATATCATGGGGACCAAAGGGGGGATGACGAGGTGAGTAGGAATGCGAAGTCTTCGGAGGACTCGTTTTCTCCGACCTCCGCCCGACGGATTGGTTGCTTTTCTCTTCTTTGTGGACGAGGACGAGGACGAGGAGGGAGGCTGTTTCTTTAAGGCGTTTCTGATTGCTCTTTCGGAGATGACCATGGAACTCCCCGAACTAGAATCGGATTCGCTTTCTTCTTTTAAATGCGCGGCGGCGGCGGCGGCGGCAGCGGCAGCAGCGGAAGCGGCAGCAGCGGACGACGAAGAGGATACCCCCTTTTTTTGTGTGTGCCTCGTTCCCTTTTTGGACGAGGACTCCGAATCACCGCTTTCGTCATCGTTGAAAATAGATTGAAGAATCTCGGTCGTCACTGGGGTGGTCGTTTGTCGAGAAGCGGCTTTGGCGATACTTTGGATATGGGCTTGGCGATAAGGAGACGACCATGAAGAAGAAGAGGAAGAGGGGGCTTTGGGAGAAGCCATTTGAAGGAGACTATGCAGTCGCACCCTCCAACGATTGGCTTCTTGTGTATGTCTGTGGAGCTCGCGCCTGGCCTCTGCAATTTGCGAATCGATAAGGGACGTCCCCGATCTCGCTTTCTTGGACATAGAGCGTTGGAACCTCTCTACGGAAAATGGGGGAAGAGAAACAAAATGGGTCTGGATTATAATAAGAAGAAGAAGAGAAGAAAAATCATTTCTTTCTCATAGTTTGTATTCGGGCTGGACTCAAGCGGAGAGAGGGTTGGGGGGGGGGAGGGGCGAATCCATCCTATCTGAGTTGCGTAATGCAGTGGCATATTCCCATCAGTTTTGAGAAAAAGGATTTGGGGGTTTCAATTGAAAAAAAAATAACAAGCATCGGTAAAAACATATTTCAATTTGATGGGAGGGGGGAACCATAAATCATTATTTGTCTTTCTTGAGCACTATGGCAGCAACCCCTCATTCTCTCATTCATATGTACCGTATGTTAATGCGTCATGAACTAGGAGAGACAATTTTCCCCGACCGAGTGTGGCTATTTGTCAAACAAATGCTGCGGGAGCTCGTTGACTATTATGGAGAAGACGAAACCAAGTTTCTTTCTGCCAAGTCCCAATCCGTGCTTGCTCGCGGGTTCGAAGCCTTGTTTACTTTCATTCCCCTGTCGACGACCCCCAAGCGAGAAGTCTGCAAGGCGGCGATCGATCGATTTAAAATGGCGGTCTTGAACTATGTAGAAGAACGAATGGAACACGACAGTGGCGAAGCGAAGGTCGTTCCCGCAACGGTGGCGGGTGGAGCCGAGACGGACTCTGCCGCTGTCGCTGTCGCTGTCGCTGTCTCTGTTTCCGCGGATGCTCCCCAGCCAAAGATGACTCCGAAAGAGGCCGCTGGCTTTCATACCGTAGACAATCAAGGCATGTGGCTCGTCAATTGCAAGGAGCTGGGCGAGCTCGTCAAACTGCTGGATGATGTCTTTGTCCATGCCGAGAGAGTTGATTTATGGACTTTCAATGTGTTTATCCATATTGTCGACCGCGCCATCACTCGCACTGCAAGGCGAAAACGAAGAGCCGAAGAGATGGCGGGAACGGGAACGGGAACGGGAACGGGAACGGGAGAGGAGGCAGCAGAGCAAGAGGCGGCGCCAGAAGGCCCTCCTGAGACTCGTAGTCGTACTGCTTAAAGTTTGTCTGTTGGGTATTTCTTTGTAAATGTAAATAGTCTTCTTGACCTCATGGATAAAAATAATAAGCATTATCTTATTTTCCGTTTTCGTCGTTCTTCGCCCCTCTGCCTCCCCTCCCCTCCCCTCCCTCTCAAGAACCGATTCAAAGTTTACTAGACTCTTTTTTTTCTTGGTTACCTTTGTAGAATTCGTCATCATCTGTTTTTCTTTTTTTGTTTCTTTCAAGGTTGTTGGTAGAAAGTATGGCCGCTCCGATTTCTCTTCTTGAATATTTGAATGATCTTCCAAACGTTTTGGCATATACAGATGACCATTCGGTAACTTTATATGTTCAAACCGATGCAGTTCCTCCAGGCACTATTAGTTTTCATGACGTCCAACCACAGGATTATGGTCAGTTGAATTATCAGGAACATGTGGTAGCAAACATACAAGACGTTGCACAATGGCGTGAAACCATTTTGTGGGTCAGGATGTCTTGCTTAAACTATGAACAAGAGAATTCATTTTTTTTTCTGAGTTTGTTGCCCAATCTCAGGCATGTTATTTTTGAACGAGTTCAAGCTCAAAATCACGTCATCCCTCCTTATCGAATACCAATTACATCCATTTTCAATCATCTCCCTGTGAAAGAACGAATAGAAGAACTTAATTTCACAAGATGCGATTTTCTAGATATGATTCCTTCAACCATTGAAGAGTTTAGCAGGTTGTTTCTTCTTTCCATTTCAAATCATATAACGGACGTGAGTGTACCGAGAGAAATAAAACGTTTGCCTTTACGAAACTTGACGATCATTTCCGAATTTACAGGTGTAGAGAATATCGTTACAATGGCCATTCATGAAATACCTGAAACTCTAATTTTGGATCGACATTCATTACTAGATGCCTATGATCAGCGAGCAATAGCCCCGTATAAATATCTCCTTACTCCTTTTGCGAATATTCCTCAAATTGTCAACGCATCAGATTTTCTTCGCCAATTATTACAACTTGAAGCTCCAGGATTTGGGCGAGCGACGAATAGAGGAGGGGGGCGTAGTCTTCTTGAATATTTGAATGGTCTTCCAAACATTACTGCATATATAGATGACGAAGATTTATATGTTCAAACCAGTACAGTAATTCCAGACGATGATTTGTATGGCATCCAACCAGAGGATTTTGGTCACTTGAATTATGTGGAAGATGTGGCAGCAAACATACATCAGCTCGAACGATGGCGCGAAACCATTTTGTCGGTCACGATGACTTGCTTAAACTATCAAGATCAGAATTCATTTTTTTTTCTAAGTTTGTTGCCCAATCTCAGACATGTTATTTTTGTTCGAGTTGGAGCTCAAACTGACGCCATTAATACTACATCCATTTTCAATCAACTCCCTGTGAAAGATCAAATAAGTGTTTTTAGATTCCAAAATTGCGATTTTCTAGATATGATTCCTGTAACCATTGAGGAGTTTAGCAATTTGTCTTTTCTTATCATTTCAGATCATATAACGGATGTGAGTGTACCGAGAGAAATAAAACGTTTACCTTTAGATTACTTGTCGATCGATTCCGAATTTACTGGTGTAGAGAATATCGTGACGATGGCCATTAATGAAATACCTGACGATCTAATTTTGCATCGACCCACATTAGAAGGTGTCTTTGATGAGGATGTAATAGCCCCGTATACACATCTCCTTACTCCTTTCGGGAATGATCCTGAACTTGTCAACGCATCACAATTTCTTCGCGTTGTATTACTAGTTCAAGCCGAAATGGGGGGAACAATGAAAGGAGGAGGGGGACGTAGATATCACCGAGGTCGTCGTCATTGGAAACGAAAATCAGGAAGCAAAAAATGTAAAATGTCACGAAAACAGTATCGTCATCGTCGTCATCAAAAAAAGAGAATTACAAGAAGGAAAAAATCCATTGTATTCGGGCTGGACTCAAGCTGAGAGGGGGGGGCGACTCTCAAGAACCGATTCAAAGTTTACTAGACTCTTTTTTTTTCTTGGTTACCTTTGTAGAATTCGTCATCATCTGTTTTTTCTTTTTTGGTTTCTTTCAAGATTGTTGGTAGAAAGTATGGCCGCTCCGATTTCTCTTCTTGATTATTTGAATGGTCTTCCAAACATTACTGCATATACAGATGACCATTTGATAACTTTATATGTTCAAACCAGTAGAGTTCCTCCAGGCACTATTATTTTTGATGGCGTCCAACCACAGCATTATGGTCAGTTGAATTATCAGGAACATGTGAGAGCAAGCATACAACAGGTCGAACAATGGCGCGAAACCATTTTGTACGTCAGGATGTCTTGCTTAAACTATGAAGAAGAGAATTCATTTTTTTTTCTGAGTTTGTTGCCCAATCTCAGGAGTGTTAATTTTGAACGAGTTCAAGCTCAAACTGACGCCATCCAAACTACATCCATTTTCAATCATCTCCCTGTGAAAGATCGAATAAATGCTTTTAGATTCGAATTTTGCGATTTTCTAGATATGATTCCTCCAAGCATTGACGAGTTTAGCAATTTGGATTTGCTTAGCATTGTTGGACATATAACGGGTGTGAGTGTACCGAGAGAAATAAAACGTTTTCATTTTCATCAATTGATAATCGATACCCCTTTTACAGGTGCAGAGAATATCGTTGCGATTGCCATTAATGATATACCTGACACTCTAGTTTTGCATCGAGCCACATTAGAAGGTGCCTTTGATGCGGATGCAATAGCCCCGTATACACATCTCCTTACTCCTTTCGGGTATCCTGCCGTTGTCCACGCATCACAATTTCTTCGCGTTGTATTACAACATGAAGCTGAAGTAATGGGGCCAACAATGAAAGCAGGAGGGGGACATAGATATCACCGAGGTCGTCGTCATTGGAAACGAAAATCAGGAAGCAAAAAATGTAACATGTCACGAAAACAGTATCGTCATCGTCGTCATCAAAAAAAG